ACCTTGACGACCGAAGGCGGTTATGCAGACGCAAAAACTACGGGAGAAAAACTTGCAGACAAACTTGATTTTAAGTCTGCGCAGGTCCTTGAGCCTACTGAAAAAGAGACCGCTGCAACGAACCTGGGATTTTGGGCAACGGCTATTTCTACTGTGTTTGCCACGTACGATTTATTCAAAGCCAAGATCATTGAAATAGCAGACGCGTATCTATCTGGAATCCTCAAAGAGTTGTGTTTGGAAAACGGTGCCACGCAGGCAGAGATCGACGCCCTCGAAAACGAATCTGATTCATAAGGAGTAAACACAATGGCATATATCGGAGAAACTATCGAGCTGATGTGCTCGGATGACTATAAAGATCGGATGTTGGCTGAATACCAACAGCTCGTAATCCGTAAGGATGCGCTAGAAAACCTGCTGACCAAATGGGAAAAGGGAGAACTCAATTTCACTCCCAAATGTCCGAAGGAAATGCTTGTGAAGCAGTTTGAACTCATGGAGCAGTACGCAGAAATTCTGCGGCAAAGAGGCGCTATTGAAGGTGTAGATCTGTATTTAGGGGAATGATCATGACCACACTTGCAGAGATTAAGGCCAAATACCTGAGTGAGGCAATGGCTCGGCCCATTGAGAAGTATTGCATTAAAGACCATACGGGCCGCATTGTTGCACGGAGTAATTCTCCCGTGGTTCATGTATTCAACAACGAGGCAGACGACGCATACGCCGCCGAGCACTACCAGCTCAAAGAGATTTACAACGGCATGAAGTTTTGGCTCGGTGAACTCTCACCCGCTGGGTTGTATGCCTCTGCTGATGGTCAGTTCTACACGGAAACCGAGTTGCCCGAAAACACCGACGCATTCTGCAAAGAACGTTACAGCAACGAGATCAAGGCCGAGCGTAACGCCCGTATCAGCGACACGGACGACTATGTGAAGTTGCCTGACATCACCGTGGCACGGTCAGCAGGAGCCAAACGTTCTGCCCTTGAGGACGCCGACAGAACGGCCCTTGAGACCTATCGCCAAGCCTTGAGAAACTTGCCCGAGGCGCAGGGTTTCCCGTTCGTGCCGTGGCCTGAGTTTCCTGCCGCTCTCGCTTACGAGCTACAGCAGAAAGTCGATGCAAGACAAAACATGAGACAAGGAGGTTTCAATGCTTAAACAGTTGATTCAGTTGCTTGTAAATCAGCTCGTGCCTAAACGTGCTGTAAGTGGGGGGGGGTAGTAAGCTAATCTATGGCAAGGAGGCCGAGCAGTTTGGGTTACCCGTGTGGCCTTCTCCGACTGTAATAAACCTTCCGGACGAGCCTGAAAAATCTCCTACTTACGTTGCGACAACACCATGTTTGGTTTGCCTATATGTGGAAAATACGGTTGGTTCTGTAGATCATATCGGTTTAAGCGCAGGTGGTAATTTTATTACGCTGATTAGGAGATCGGCTTTTAATGGTGCGGTTTATATCTATGCAAAAAAGGGAGATACGGTCATCGCCTCTTATAAAGGTACAACTGCACAGCTAAGAATCTACCCATTAGTTTTACCAACCTAAAGCCTGAGCATTTTGGCTCGGGCGAGGAGTCAAAATGCTAATCAAAAAGCTTATTCAGCGGCTACTCGATAGCCGAACGACACCGAGTGAGGCTGTTGTTGCCAACAGAGCGAATAATACCGGCACAAACATAGCCCCGTTAAACACTGTCACATCAAGTGGCGGATGGACGACGATCCTATCCGCATGGGCCGCGCCTAATGACGGTTACATAAAGATTTTTGGCAACATAGTCAAACTAGACGCCTCTGTAACAGGAGGGTCATTTGCAATAATTGGTACAGCTCTTCACGGGTCTTTTTCAGGCCCAGCCATAGGTTCTTCTCTACGAGGTTTTCTACCATTGAGAAAAGGAGAATCGGTGACCATTATGGCGGTTAATGCTAGAGACATAGTTGTAACCTTCTACAGTAAAATCGTGGGGGGGCATAATCACTTTATTTGGAGGGCTCTGTCATGCTTAAGGCCCTCGTTCAATTATTTGCCGAGAAGTTTTTGCAAAGCAAAAAATCTTGGGTTTCAGAACAATCAGCTCCTATTATCCATCAGGGCATTAATATTCCTTGCACAAGCACCACGGATTTCTTTACCTACACCGCACCGTGCAACGGCTGGGCGACTTCTCGGTGCAATTCAACTACAGTCTCAGCTCTTGAAATCCAAGTCGAGAACGGGCAGATGGCACTTGCTTCCGTACTTAACGGAAACACTGCGGGAGCTGGAATCTGTTGTTACGTTAAAAAAGGGACACAGATTAAGTTCTTGTGCCGTGGCGGAAGTACAACCGATTATTCTCTTTGGTTCTACAAAGCAAGTTCAGACTTTTAATCCTTTGACAGGAGGCGCATTATGCTGAAAAACGTATTGAGCCTCCTGCTGAGCAAGTTCTACAGCAAACAGGAATCCGAGCTTGTAGGACATCAAGCTATGCCGTCCAGTTCGGTCGTAAGACTAACTCCAAAAACTACGACTATTGATGGATGGGATTCTGTTTTCGATGGAGTTGCTTCAACGGACGGCTTTGCATGCCTGAGGTTCACGGCAGATTCAGTCTATTGCATTGCTTCAGCCCAGACTGAGAATATAAATGTCTTTACAACTCCGCAGGTTGCAGGGGACATTCTCTTGTGTGCCTGTCCAGTAGCCAAGGGCCAAGTCTTTACGTTATGTGCTAGACAGGCTAAAAACATCGAATGCTGGTTTACAAAAACCATCGGGGGGGGGTATCAAACTCTTAAGAAACTTATTCTGCAAGGAGGTGGCTTATGTTGCTTAAAGCACTCGTACAGCTCTTTGCGGAGAAGTTCTTGGTTAGCAAGAAGGAGTGGGTGGCTGATCAGTCGGCTCATATTCCTTCGGCCTCTACAGAAATTACCGTCACTCCTGACGGAGAACGCCACACCTTCACAATGCCTTACACGGGCCTCGTGGTTCTGCAATGTTACGGCGTCATGTTTGCAGGACTTAACGGATTTAACATGGTCAATCTCGGAGCGGGAGCAAACGGCAACATCTGCGTTTCTCTTTATTCCAAGAAAGGCAACATTGTTTCTTACGAGATTGGCAAATCCAACAACTTCGGAGCCGCAAACTTGTACGTCTATAAGACTTACGGTAGCCAATAACTTGAGTATTGGAGGTGCGTCATGCTGAAGTCGCTCCTCCAAATGTTGATTTCGAAAATTGGTGTCTTGGATACTGGAACTTTTTCTTTGATAACGGGCAATGCAGTCGTACCGAATGGCTTAGAGGTTAAAGAAAATCAATTATCTTGTGTAGCGCCCTTCTCCGGCTATGTTGTTGCAACCGTGAAATGTGAAGCGAAGGTTGTGAATTTGATGGTGAACTCAAATACCTTTACGCAATCCGTTACTTTCGGCATGGCAGAGCTGATATATCAATCAATACATGCCCCATGCTCAAAGGGAGATGCTGTTGAGGTTGCCTTGTTGGCACAAACTAACGGTCCTATTGAATTGAAGTTCTTTGCAATCAATAACGGGAAGTAGGTAGAACATATCCTACACGCTGCCCCTCCTCGCGAGGGGCTTTTCGTGAGGTGTGTGCATTGAAAGAAAAAGCTCGACCGAGGTTAATCGAACGAGCTTTTCCCAAACCACCTAAAAGTTTTGGAATAGTCTTTCTCTATATGAACTAGATAAGTTAGTTAATAAATAAAAAAAACCGGTTCTGATTGTACCACCCTCCTGATACTTGAGGCTCTTGCACTCCTCCAAAATAACACACACATAAAACCTAAGGGAGAAGCCGAGCGTCATGCTGAAACATACAGAACTAATCAATACGCTGATCGGCTGCGTCGGAGGTCTCGGCCTTATCGCGGGACTTTTGCGTTACGTGGACGATTGGCGGGAGAAGCGCAAAGAGAAACCCATAGAGTTCTCGGCGTTTGAGGCCATTTGGGAAGCGCTCTCGGGAGGCGTCACCGCGATTGGCGTCTTTTGGATTCTTGAGGGGTACGGAGTTAATGAGCTTGCCGCGGTCGGTATCTCTTTCATGGCCGCCTACCTCGGCGTTCGCATCATTGCCTACTACGTCAAAAAATTCTTGGACAGCAAATTAGGAGCCGACAAACCATGACCGTCCTACTCAACGAATGGGCCATACGCCTCTGCCGATCAGCCGCTATCGCTATCGCCGTGTGTTTCGGCTTTCTCCTAGGGTGGTATTACTGCGAACGCAACGTCATCTTTGACGAGCTCAAGCACGGGATATGGGCCAACGAAAAAGCCATACAGACCAACACTCAAATGATTAACGAACTCTATCAGAAGTACAAAGAGGAGCATAAATGAGAAAGCAGAACCTTATGCTCTTCCCGCCTGAGATAGCTTCCGAGTTCGTCGCCGAGCAGGAAGGCTTCTCAGCGCTCGCATACAAGTGTCCCGCGGGAATTTGGACAATCGGCTTCGGACACACGGGCAACGTGTTTGAGAACGACATGGTGACCCGAGGAGAAGCCTACCGCCTATTGGACAAAGACTTGGTAAACACTCAGGAAGACTTGGCCCGTCTCGTCCACGTTGACCTCAACGAGAATCAGTTCAAAGCATTGATGTCTTTTGTCTATAACTTCGGGCTGACCAAGTGCCGCCGCTACACACTCTTCAAAATGATTAACGCAGAGAACGAGCAGGGCATTCGTTATTGGTGGCCCCGTTACTGCAACCCGGGCACGAGCTTTGAGAAGGGGCTGAAGGCCCGGAGACTTCGTGAGCTGGAACTTTTCTTTAAGAGGTGAGAATGAAAATCGTCCGTGAGATTCTTTGGATGGTATTTGTCATGTCCGCTTTTGCGCTAGGTTATTTCATAGTAGCCCTTCTTACCGTCGGCTTCTATTGGATTTTTGGCATGGGCGCACCCTGCGTTATCGCGGGTATGGGCAGTTTTTTGTTCTACTACGAAAGACTGCAAGTTAGAAAGTTCCAAGGAAACGCTCAAGAGATCGACAAGATAATTCCTGCCGTACTCTTTGTTTCTACGATCATCCTTATTCCCCTCTCGCTATGGTTAAGACAATTGCCGCAGTCTTAGTGGTCGTTTCGGCATACTTCTTTGGATACCATCAAGGACAGAACCAAGAGGAATTAGAGAATGCTCGTCTTGAAATATCAGCGCTCAAGACAGCTCTTGAGAAACAGCAGGCCGAGCAAGCACGCTTGTCGAGTTCTCTTACTAGCCTGCGCGCTGCTGAGTCTCGCGCTCGTGATGACGCTGACAGGGTGCGCGGCGAACTCGAAGAGCTTGAGCACCGAGCCAAGACCGACGCCGATAGAGAGCGTAATAGATGTCTCCGGTTGGCAGCAGAAGGTAAACGATTACTGCAAGAAGCTCGACGAGCTATTGAGTTCTGCCAAGCGAACCACAAGTAATCAGAAGTAGAAGCCCCGCAGTTTGAAGATATTCGGCCTAGTTTCTTGGCCGTGCTCAATGAGATAGTTGCGCGTGCAATAAAGCTTGAGATGATCTATCGCTGTAGCGTAAGCCCGCCAATGCTTGGACATAAAGTCCTTACAAAGGTTGGCGAGCCATTCGGCGTTTTGCTCGGCTTCCGTGCCTGACTCTACTACGTCATAGAGCGCGGGCAGACAAGCCTCAAAATTCAGCGGGTTTTCCCAACGCAGTAGATCGAGGTTGTTTTGATCGGTCGGGTCGGGAGGCATAACGTCCGACACCTCCCATGGACGAACCCGCGCCACTGCGAGCGGCTGAGTTTCAGAGGCACGGCACTCGTCGTACTCCGCGACGTTACCGTAAACGATAATGTCAAAGCCGAGTCCGATCTCTGTCTTGGCGACGGGAAATATCTTAAAATACTTAAGCTGGGCGAGCATTGTAAAAAACCTTAGGTGCTTGATACTTTAATTATAGACGCGAGAAGCGTCTCTTATTTTGCCTTTCATTGGCGGACAAAGTGGCGGACATTTTAAAGTTATCCGCTAAAACATCCTCTAATCCATACGGTAAAGACGCTATCTTTGCAGCTATGAACGCGAATGCCGTCGAACTCAACGGAAAAAATCTGACTCAGCAAGATGCTTGGGCCATCGCCGAGGGCGCTCCTGTCAGTATTGCCCCTGAAGCAATGAACCGCGTGCAGAAGTCTTACGACCTGGTTTTGGATGCCGCTAAAAACGGTCGAGAAATTTACGGTCTCACCGTCGGTGTCGGTCTCAACAAAGACCATAAAGTCCTTTCTGCCAACGGTGAATTAAGTGACGAAGTTAAAGCAGCCAGCCGCCGTTTCAACTACAGCACCTTGAGAAGTCACAGCGTTGCGGCCGGTCCGATTCTTGATCCGAAACTGGTTCGTTTGGCCATGGCCATTCGTTTGAACACACTGCTGAACGGCGGTTCCGGCGTCCAGCCGAGAGTTGCAGAACTTTATGCCGAATTCTTGAATAAAGGTGTCACACCGGTAATCCCGACAAAGGGCAGCTTAGGGGATGCTGACATTACTTTAGCTTCACACGTCGGTTCCGCCATGATCGGCGAATGGAAAGTTTTAGTGGACGGAAAAGAAGTTCCCGCTGCTGAAGCTTTGAAAGCTAAAAACATCAAACCTCTGATTCCGGAAGGCAAAGATGCTTTAGGCATTTTGTCCAACAGCTCCGTAGCTATGGCGCTTACGATGGATGCAGCTAAGGCCATGGGTCAGATTCTGAAAGTTTCTCCGATTGTCTACGGCATCAGCCTGGAAGGTTTGAACGGCAACGTTGCCCCGTTCCTTTCTCAGACAACAGCTTTCCATCCGTTCCCCGGACTGCAGGAAAAGGCTAAAGAATTGCGTGAAGTGCTCGCCGGTTCTTATCTCTGGAAGAAAGATCCGAGCAGAAGACTGCAGGATCCTCTGAGCTTCCGCACAACGGTTTACACATTGTCTGAAGCACAGAATGCACTTAATGACCTGAACAAAGTGATCGATGTTCAGATCAACTCTTCTGATGATAACCCCGGCGTGATGGTTAATGCCGACAAGGCTGATACTCAGTACGACCAGGTCGCTCAGTATTTCATTAAGACACCGAAAGCCGAAGGCGCCATTATCCCGACGGCTAACTTTGAAGTTCTGCCTGTCGCACTCGCCGTCCAGCGCGCAACCGTTGCTTTAGGTCATGTCGGACACAATGCCGTTCAGAGAACGATGCGTTTGGATGAACCGGCCTTTACCGACTTGTCTCGTTATCTGGCTGCTAAAGACAATTTAGGTCATGCCTTCGGTGCAACAGAAGACACTTTGGTTTCTATCTACGCTGAAAACATCGACTTAGCCAACCCGGTATCTCTGGACAGCTTCCCGGTTGAAGGCAACATCGAAGACTCTGCTTCGAATCTGCCGCGGGCCGCTCAGAGACTGAAACGCGCTACAGACAACACGTTCCTGGTTCTTTCCATGGAACTGCTTCACAACACTCAGGCAGCTGACTTGAGAAAGATGCAGAACAAGAACTTCAAGATGAGTCCTGCGACAGAAAAACTTTACAAGGCTTATCGAGTCAACAGCCCGTTCGTTGATCAGGACCGTATCTACACGATCGACCTCCAGAACGGAGACGAACTCCTGAAGAACTATCAGCCCTAATCATTAGAAGACAATTGAGCTGAGTTAATTTGAACGACCGGATCATTCGCCAAAGCGGCAGAATATCCGGTCGTTTTTTTTGATTGGCTGAATGCTTCGGAATACAAAAGAGAAAGTTGCGTAAGAGAGCCTGCGGACTCAGGTTTTACACTGATTGGCCGATGATACGGGAGGCTATTTCCTATTCGCGGAAGCTAAAATTAGGTCGAATAAAAGAAGGTGAGATTTATTCTCAAGAAAAAATGACGGAGACAACCTACAGACCCAGAGTAATGAGCGAGCGCGCGTTAAAGACACGCGCAAAAATTATGGATGCGACTCGTGCGTTTATTGTGCGGGAAGGGGTAGGACGTCTCTCAATCGATAAGATCGTTAAAGAATCCGGCACGAGCAAAGGTGCCTTTCTTTATCACTTTAAGAACCGTAAGGCGTTGTTTTGTGCATTGGTAGAAGAGTACGTCGACCATTTAAACGAGCGCATGAATTTTCACATGAGCAAGTACCAAGATGCCGAGGAACCTTTGATCCTCGGATATGCTTCTTGGTATGAAGACTTCGATAAAGATGATGGAGGTTTTGCGGTTCTGGGCGTTGCGCTGTTAGCGCTTCTTCTGCACGAGCCCGACGCGCTGAAACCTTTCCATGACTGGTACGCCAAGGTTTTTAAGATGGTTCAGGATTCTCCGATTAAGACGCCTCAGCTGCTCACTGCCATCATGGCCTTTGAAGGGTTCTTCTTTACGCACAAGATGGGATTTGACTCCTTAGATAAAGAGACGAAAGAAGCGACCTGGAAGTACATCATCGAGCAGGTTGCACCGCAGCCTAAAAGGAAAACGGTTGAGAGTTCTAAAGAAAAAATTTCCGCTTAATCGATCAATATCCGTAATTGGACAGAATCAGAGCCTTGGATTCATCCGCAGATGAGACAAGGCTCATTTCTTATGGACATTTCAGAGGAAGGGAAGCTCGGAAATCGCCTCTTTTTGCTGTCTGATAAGAGAGAAAAGAGGCTATATCCGGAAAATTTCTCCTCTTAGGTTCTCAAGACGGGAAACCTTATCCAAAGACAAGCAAAACACGGGCCATGAATGAAGATAATTGTTTCTAGTTGAAAATAAGGAAACATGAACAATGAACTCTTCAGACGGGATGTTGATTGTCAACGTGTCGGCAATCCAGGCAGTAGCGATTGCAGCGGTGACCTATTATTTCGGAGCTTGGCTGCGCAAAAAAGTTCCGTTTTTAGAAAAGTACTCCGTGCCGAGTCCGGTCGTGGGGGGGGGTATGTTGGTTGCACTGGTACTTTCCTGCCTGGAATATTTCCATTTCATGAAAGTCAACTTTGACACCTCATTGCAGACGCTTTTAATGCTGGCTTTCTTTACGACAATCGGCCTGTCGGCCAGTCTGAAAATCGTTACGGAAGGCGGAAAGCTTTTAGTCTCGTTCTTATTTGTCATTACCATTCTTTGCGTTCTGCAGAACTTCTTGGGTATGGGCCTGGCAGAAATGATGGGATTGGATTTCCATTACGGTCTGCTGGCCGGTTCGGTTTCAATGATGGGCGGTCTAGGAACGTCTGCGGCTTTCGGTCCGTATTTTGAACAGACTTACGGCGTACAGGGCGGAACGGCAGTGGCCATTACGGCAGGCCCCTTTTGGCTGGTAGTG